GCTGTAGTTTTTTCGTGAACCCCTCTCGGGTTCATATCTACATTCTTTGATTTCGCTACACTATCTTTAAGAGCGTCTGCGCGTCCTTGCTCATAAAAATGTTGTGCTACTTGATCCGGGTTCATAGCTGTAAACAGAGATTTGTGGTAACCTCGAGCATCTGACATTTCACCTTTTTCGTTCAAGAACTTCTTGACAAAGTTATTAATGTCGCCCTGCGTTTCCTTAATCTCACTAGCGTTCTTAACTTTAAAGCGGTATTTCTTTTCACCTACATTAAAATCGAAACCTTCGAATTTATCGTTGAAAACTTTATTGCTTTCTGTTTTGAATCGCTCAGCCACTTTCGCTGATTCTTCGCTTTCTTTATTGTAACGATTGAAAAACTCAACCGCTTTTTGCTGTTCAGGGTTTAATCTTGACCCTGCTTTAATTTCTTCGTAATACTTGCTTTTTAAACCCTCCATGTGGTTTTTCGCTTCGGCTAACGCTTCTTTGCGTGCAAGTTTCTTTCTTCGAATATCAATTTCGTCATCCAAAGTTTCATCGTAACCAAATTTATCAGACATTAAAAAGTCAATGTCTTCTTTATCGTACGACGTATATTTGTTTTCGTAAAACTCTCTTAGTAACTGATCTTCATTTAACGATGCGTAATCAGTGTTTAGTCTTACATAGTCTTCTAAAGAACCGCCAGTCTCACTCATAAAGTCTACAACTTTTTGAATATTTTCAGGTAACTCTACACCGTTTTCAGTGGCTTCAGCAATCGCTTCTTCCACTTCTTCTTGTAGCTCTTCGGTTACTTCTTCGACTTCTTCTTCTGTAATTTCTTGTAATACAGGCTGTTCCTCTACTTCTTGAACGGGTTGCTCAGGTTCAACGGGCTCTTCTCCGGCAGTTTCTTGAACTGGCTCTTCGACGTTTTGCTCGCGTACTTCTTCGCTAACTGCGGGTTCGTCGCGTACAGGAACCTCATCTGCGCTTTGCTCTTGAACGGCATCCTGTTTAAAGTCTAAGTTAATTTCCCCCGTCTCGCTTACGCTAAACGCGGCTTTAATGTCTTCACTCATGATAAAATATTATATAATTATATACTGTTATTATTACTTAGGTTCGAAGGTTCCTAAACCGAAACCACCGCCTATGATATCGTTACCCCCTGATTCAAAGTTTTTTGGGGAAGATTGGTTTTGTCTTTGCTCAATCAGTTCGCTTTGCTGAGAAGCTTGTATCTTAGTTCTTTCGTCTTTGCGATCTTCTTTTTCTTTCACAGCTTGCTTGGCAGCGCTAGATTCAACATCCTTAAGTTTCATGTTGTAATTAAACTCAAGTGCCATAAGCTCTTTCTTAGCATCAACTTCCATGCGCAATCTTTGCTGCTCCATTTGCGCTTTAGCTTGCTCAATACTAATTTTAGATTGTGCACTAACCTGCTCTTTCTGCATTTCTGCCTGTGCTGCAACCTGCTGCGCTTGAGCATTTGCTTGCGCTTGAGCTTGAATATTTTGCTGCTGCATCATTTGATCGCGCTCTTGTTTTTTCTTGCGGCGCAACTTAAGTAGCTGGTTTGCTAGCTTAATATTTCTTACCTCGCGAATATCAATAGCATCTTCAAGATCAATCAACCCAGCGGACAATGCTGTTTGGATATTGTTTTCTAGCAATCCCTTTTCCTCCTCGTCCGGAGAAAGCTCTAGGAAAATGCCAAAGTCGTACAGGTGTAAGTCAGCAAGTTCGGCTAATGTAGATGTGTTGAACCCACCGATCTTTTGCATAAACGCTTCTTTAGCGTCGCTGTATTCTAGAACATCAGAAATACGCAGTGATAAGCATTCCGCGGTTTCAGCAGTTAAGAATAGACCAGCATCAAGTATGTGGCGCGTTGCTGTATTAGAATTTGCCGCTGCAAGTTTCTGCACACCAACTAAAGCTCTAGAATCAGGCATAGAACCATCACGTGCTTCGTTGAGACCCGTCACATCACGAATCATCTGCATATAATAGTTATATGTTTGAATAAGTGTTTGTAGTTTCTGACCACCCGCACCTGTTTGTAACGGCTGAATCGGCACTTTGCCTGGGTTCATATCACCTTCCTGGGTGAATGAGCGGCCAATAACAGAACCGGTTTGGAAGTACATGTTAAGCGCTTCTTGCGGGTTGTAATTTGTGCCGTTACCTAAATCAATTTCAGCTAAACCGTCCGCGTCAAGATAAACACCATCAGGCATCATTCTAGACATAACTTGTTGTAGCTTTAAGTGCGTAAGCTGAATCATATCTGCAAAGCCAATACAGCGGCTCACGATAGATTCAATTCTGCCCTTATACATACGAGGAGCTACAATGCTGTAGTTCATCTTAACCTTAGTGTAATCGCTTTTAGGGCGCATCATGTTTCTACATAGCTCCCACTTAAGCAATTGCTCTGTGCCTAAAATAACAGCACCGTCGTATAACACTTCTATAGATCTAGATATCTTACCGAAGTCCTCGTTTTCAGCCGGCGGATTGTATTGATCGTTGCGCTCAATGGCTTTATCAGCACCAGTAGCTGTTTTCTTGGTTTTATATACTTCATTCATAAACGTTTTATAATTGAAGTACAACACCGAAACTATATTAGAATCTCTATTGCTAACGTTTGTGTAAGGAGCATTATCAGCGCCTTGATAGTTAGTGCTAGATGTTTTCTTTATTTTGTCAATTTCTTCTAAAGACAAATTAGGGAACTCAGACACAAGCTCGTTGAGAGGCATATGCTTTACTTCACCTACATAATATATGTCTTCAAAATAAGGCGACTCTGTATAAGAATATACAATGTCAGCTGGGTCTACGTACTCTACCGTAATGCCCTTGCTTGGACTAAACGTGTTTTTAACAGCTCCAATACCAATCGTCGTTAAATCGTAATACACACGACGCTTTGTCAAATCATAATGGTTGCCGTCAAACAAAGTGTTGATTGCTGTTTCTTCTGCAATTTCAATACTTTGCTTATAGCTCAGCTGCATATGCAACTCAAGTTCTTCCTTAGTTTCCGGAAGCGTAGACGGATCGTTTTCGTAAAGATTAATTCCAAATTGTTCTTGCGCAAAATCACTGAGGTTCCTGGTTTGCATGTCTCTAATAATAGAGTTCATGTACTCAGTTCTTTTTGCTACGCCGTAAGGATCTTGTGAGTATGCTTTAATATCAAAAGATCTGTCAGCAATACCATTTACGACGATATCTACAAACTTAGACAATATAGGAACAGGCTTCCAGTCCAAGTTGAGGTAAGATAAATCACCGTTGATAGACAACTCATCTTTATACTTCTGAATGCTCTGCTCGCCTCGGGCGTATAAACGTAAGTTGTGGAAAGAGCTTTGGTTGCTACGGTAACGAGCTGAACCCGATCCATTCGAAAACCACTCTCTTTGAATTGCTTGCGCAACCTTGAGACCGTATTCTTGCGACAACTTCTCGCTGTCACTTGCAACTTGGCTCGGGAAAAAGCTATTTGCAACTTGGTTAGCCATATTCTTATTTTATTATTTTTGAATTAAATCCGTCTTGATTGTATTTAGAAAAAGACAAACTTAAAGATGTTCTTTGTTTGTTAGCAACAGGTCGATATAAATCTTTATTACAGGCCATAATTGCAAGACCTGAACTAATAGAAGCATCGTATTTCGTTCTATTGTTAATATCAAATTTAGACCAGTCATTTAACGTGTCGTTAAAATACATGGTCCCGTACTCACTTTCAGAAATCAATCCAACATATTGATCGACGTACATTTCGATCGCAGCGGCATGGGCTTGTTTCATATCCATGCTGGAGTTTGGTATACCTCCAATTTCTTTCTCAGTTACGGAAAGTTTATTCCATAATCTGTCAGGTCGGTTCATCGAATAACCTCTATAACCCCTTCTTTTAAAATGATAAAGAAGTCTAGGTTTGTTATTCTCAGCTAGGATCGGCATTCCGTAAAACACACAAGCCATTAGTACGTCTTCGAAAAATATCTCTGCTGTCTGAGGCCTAGCTATATATTCTAAAAAGAATGTGCTAGGTGGTGCGTCTTCCATTGTAAACTTAGTCAATCCGTGAAGTGCACCTTTAGAGCCCCTGCCGTCAGTCGTACCTGATATATCGTAACTATCACACCCAAATGCACCGATATGCTCGTTGCCTGGGTATTTAATACCATTTTTAGTTATCTGCTTGTTTTGCAGATTAGAATTAGGGATCCAGGATATTTTAAATCTACCCTGAGGTGAAGGTATAAATGCAACCTTGCTATCTTTAACTCCGTTAACCCACTGAAAATTCCCCTGCGTTACAGTATTACTATTACGCAAGTCTTGGTTATAATCAATTTGCTCGTAGATTTTCGCTAGATTAAACAAACTATTTTTTGTTTCATCTCTAAACGCGTGGTCTTCTGTACGGGGAAACTGTCGATAATACTCATTTAAAGCATCCTGGTCTTGTTTAAGACCGTCAACTTCGTTTTCCCAGTAATCTATAACCCCTTGTTCAATAGGGTCACCAAACGGGTCCAAAACGCTTTCACTAGGATTATTAAATACGGGCTGCCCGTACTCATCAATAAATCCTTCGTAGTTCCACTCCATCGGGATGAATAACGAGTATAATCCTGATTTTGTTTGCCCATTTGAATTACGCTTTGTTACGTCTGAATCTCTATATAGTTTTTTAAAGTTATCCCCACCTTTATCTAAAGCATTCGATGTTGAACCCATCAAACACTTCCCAATAATACGAGAACCAAGTCTTAGGGTTGTTTTGGTAACTCGCCAGTTATTGAGGATGTTGTCCGGCTTTTCCCACTTACCGCTTTCATCATGGACAAGCAGTTTAAGCTTTTCCCCATCGTAAGAGTTGTCGCCAGTGTTCTTCCAGTCAATTGTTGTATCAAGTCCTTCAAGCTCTATTTGCTTTTCCTGTGATTGGATTGACTTTCTAGTGAGCTTTGAAGCTGGAACCCTATATGCAAGTTCGGTCTTTGGTCTGTCCATACCGTCCTGGATAGGTTTGAAGAAAAACGGATAGTTAACTGAGATTGGTACAACCTTGTCGGTAAACATCTTTTTGGCATCGGAACCACTCTTTGATAAGATACCAAATCTGGCGTCACTTGATATGGTTGCCATATTGACGGTTTCACCTGATGCCATAAACGAGAATCCACTCCGTCTATTCTTAAGATAGCACATTCCGTAAGATCTTCTATCAGCTTTGCATGCTTCCCAGAAGATGAAGAATAGTCTATTGGCTTCACGATAGTCAGGGTGTCCGACGTCAATCTTTGACCACTGCAAATACATGTAGTGAGTGCCAGTAATATAGGTAGGTACGTTCTTGTTGTAAAACCAGTAACCTTGTTCACGCCTATTGAATTCTTCGTCAATATACGTCTCCCACTTGCTTTTAAATTCATCAGGATAACCTTGCCAGTCAAATATACTTTTAATATTTTTAAGCTCTTTAGGATAGTCTGAAACAACCCACTTGTTCGCGCCTTTACTGAGGTTCTTAGGCTCAGGCGGTAATGCTATACACAAGTTTTGTATTTCAATAATCTGCCCTATCTGTCCTGTCCTGCTTATTACGACAATATCATGTTCTTTGTTATACCCGTAATCCCAAGACTTAGATCTATTTAATCTGTTTATAGTCGTCAGCTTTACAGGCTCAACGACTTTTACTAGACTCTGTTCGTACATTATCTAGATCTTTTCTCAGCAAACCCTTTAAAAGTTTTCTTTTCTTCTTCTTCTTTGGGTTTGTTTTCTAGAATACGCTCTTCTTCCTCAATACGTGTAAGTATTTCGAAAGCGTCGAAGATGGCTAGCTTTTTGGTAGCTGCAGCATTCTTCAAGCGGTCTGCAGAAACATCATCTTCCGTGTTGGTAATGATTTTTTCTTCTGCAACTTTAATCAGTTCATCAACTGCTTTGCGTCCCGCCTGGATTATACTCTTCTTCGTTTCCTTGGTATTCATATTTAATTGTAATCCTGTGTGAAGGCACACGGTACAAACGTTCGCCTTCTATATTAAATTCGTATTCGCTTCCTGGTATAAAACCTACAAGCTCACCTTTTTCAAAAGCTTGGTCAGGGTATTTTATAATACCTATCGCTTCTTGCTCTTTATTTAAAGAAAACTTATTTTTATTTACAATAGGCTTTATAAAACAAAAACCAGATAAGCAGTACCACTTACCTTCGCGTTTGTAAGCGTACACTTGATCTGGTTGAACAAAAAACATGNNCCATAAAATTGAAGACGCTTTTCATTACCACTTAAGGTCATATTCAACAGAAACAGCCATGTTTTTATTAAAATCTTTCCACGGCATAATTTCGTCGCCTTTCTGAATATAGATAGAGTACTTGTCTTCCTCTTCTATAATATTAACTATAGTATGACCGCCATACACTTCCTGTCCAACAGAATAGTGCATGGCGTCATTTTTATAGTCTTTTCCTACGCTAATCTTACGAATTATCTGCATTGTCAGTAATTGTTCCGTCTGTAAGATTAACTGTTACATCACCGTAGTGAGCCATCAGTGCATTTTGTAGCTCTTGCATTACCTCTTGGGCTGCTTTCATTTGCGTTGCAAGCTCTGCCTTTTGTAGCTCTAATCCTCCGATTTGCATTTGCAATTGATTCATAAAACTTACTTGTTTTTGAATTTCCTGCAATTCTGCGTCTGTGACTCTACGGTCTTCTGTTTTTGTTGCTTTTTTAGCCATTTGATTTAATTTAATTGATTTAAGTTATAATTACCTGTAATTGCAAGTATCTAATTACCTGCAAATAAGGTTACTTATATACTAGAATTTTACTAGCAGTTCCATCTACGACGAGCAGCACGACCTCTTTCAGAAGTCCAGCCTTTTGAACGTGCGCAGAATGATTTTCTTCTTTTCCAAGCTTTACTACCCTTTTTAAGCTTCTTAGGATCTGTAGTGACAGCTGTTTTTAGTTTACTCCCAGGGTTGTCTTTGCGGTATTTTTCAACACCTTTTCTGGACATACCACCTCCAGCAGCCGCACCAGTACCGGTAGGCTTTGCTTCGTTGTAATAGCCCTTGCTTTTTTTCCTAGATGGAGCTCCGCCTTTTTTAAGAAACGGTGATGATGGTTGTGTATATGCCATAATGTAAATAGGGGTGGGCGACAAATAAATTCAAGGTAGCGAATGACATTTGATCAAGATGCACTTTTTCATGCTCAACAGCGTTGTTAATTTGCTTTTGAGACATACCCTTTTGTACAAAAATAGTACCATCGCGGTTAGCTTCAGCCTGCACACCGGGTGCTAAGTTCTTTTCGAAAACAGGCGTAGAGTCCGTAGACGCTTCTTTGTTAATACCAAAAAGCGTACTTTTATCTTTTAACTTAAACATTATTTTCCGCAACCGCAATCTTTACCACAGCTACATGCTTTTTTACCACATTTGCTGCAGGTAGGTTGAACAGACGTTCCTGTCTTAACTCTTTTTGTAATAGGTAGATTGTACATCATCTTTCTTTATCTTTAATCATATCATCTATAGCCTTATTGTAGACTTTATCTGTGTATGATTTGTTTTTGTAAAATTTACTGCTATGACCAACAGGCATATCTTCTTCGCCGAGCATTATATTATACAAGCGCGTAATTAAACGCTTAGTCTTGTACGATACTTTATATACACTGTACTTTATAGTTGTTCTGTTTCTGTGTCTCCAGACCTCGATCCAACCTTCCCTTCGTAAGCGCTCCCAGCGATCTTTATCCCAAGAATAAGTGTAAGTACCATTAATAAAATCATCGCGTGTAAATCGGTTTTTACAATCTAAATATATAAGCAGCTCTAGGTCTGCATCAGTTAGATCATAAGTCTTACAGGCCCATTTTCTAACGAGCCTGTAGTACTTAAACAAATTCATTTCACGAAGATCAGACGCAGTTAATCTCATTCTACAATAACTACGTCGCCAATTGTAATAACGTGGTAAAGGTCTTCTTCCCACTCAATGCCGTGGCCGGCGTGACGATCGTACCGTATGATGCTACCAACTGGTATCATTGTAGCTCTATCACCTACACTTATAACTTCCGCTTTTAAATAGCGAACGTCTTTGTTTTGATCTTCCGTAAGTTCGAGGCCCCCAACTTTCTTAGGAGCCTCTTTAATCTTACGTATTACTATATAGTGGTTAATTGCCTGCATCCATTCTTTGATTTGAAATGATACAATCTGCAGACATAATAGTAGT